TCATTCCCGGTCCTCCGCGCGGCGCGCGGCCTGGGCCACGGCGATGCCGGCGCGCGTCACGCCGTCGATCTTTTCCTCGATGCGGATCAGGTGGTCGGCGATGCGGCGATCCAGGTCGCGGATCAGCGACAGCGGCACATAGGTGCGCGCCACTTCGATCTTGAATTGCGCGAGGTCCTCGCGCGTGCGGCTCAGCGCATCCGAATCGCGCTGGTCGCCGCGTTCGATGCGCTCGTTCACGTCGCGGCGCAGGCCGTGGATCATGTAGAACAGCGCGGCCACGATGGGGGCCTCGATGGCCGTGATCCACCAGGTGGGTTCGATCTGGATCGGCATTCTCTGAACTGCCTTCTGCTGGAACCTTGAAGGGAAACGGTCGACAGCCCACCCTGGGAAGGAACCCGGGAGTGACCGTGCCGCGATGTGGAACGAGCCCTATCTCGAGACCTGCTGCCGTTCGGCCCTGCACCGGCTGACGTTGGTGGGGCCGCATGGCCGCCCGCCCGGTCTGAAGGACGGGCCCTGCCTGAACCGGCTGACGTCGATGGGCCTGGCCCGGCCGCGCGAGGATGGGCGCTACGAGATCACCGATGCCGGGCGCGACCGGCATGGGCTTGAGATCGTGAAGTCCAAGGCGGCCTAGACGCCACGCCAAGACGGGCGCGGCACCGGTCGTGCGCCGCGCACGAGGCGCACCGGTTCGGCGAGCAGGCAGCCGGCCACCGCGTCCAGCGCATCGTCGCGCGCGCCGGGCGCGCCCGGGCGCCATTCCGCCATCTCGCCGGCGAAGGGCGTGCCGAACACGCTTTCATGCGCGTGCAGCCGGCGCGCCGCCAGCGCGGGTTCCAGGGCGGCGAGGATGCGGTCCTCCTTCGCGCGCGAACTCGCGTGCTCGATCACCTGGCAGGCGACACCCGCCGGCCCCAGTTCGCGCCGCAACAGCGCCGGCAGGAATTTGCCGAGGCCATTGGTCTCGACCCGCACCGAGGGTAGCAGCAATTCGCCCAGCATCGCCGCGACCTTGCGGCATTGCTGCGTGGCCGGGTCGATCGGCGAGGACGGGTCATGCGTCAGGTAGGCCAGGCGATGCAGGAAGTAGCGCCCCTCGCCATCCGAGAAGCAGCAGGCCAGCACCGAGGCATCGCCCGCCCCCGGCCGCCCATAGGCCGGGTCCCAGAAGGCGCCGCCCGACACCAGCCGGTGGCCGAGCAGCGTCAGCACCCCCCTGCCCTGCGCCTCGCGATACTCGGGTTCGTCGCCGTAGCGGATGATGGCGGCGGGATCGAGCCGCACGGCGCTGGCCGCGACGGGTTGCAGCATCATCTGCCGCTGGAATTGCAGCGGGCCGACCCGGTCGCGCAGCGCGGCGATCGCCTCGCGCGGGAAGCGTTCGGGCCAGGCGGAGGCGCCGGCCGCATTCATCACCGGCACCGCGAGGCGCCGGTAGCCGCGCAGGAAGGCGCCGTCCTCCTTCGGGTCGCGATAGAGGCTGTCCTCGCAATGCGGCGTGCCGACGAACAGGATGGTGCCGCCCGGCGTCAGCACGAATTCCGCCTCCGCCAGGCGCTCGCGCAGCTCGGCGCGCTTGCCGGGCGTGTCGCAATTGCCCGCGACCTCGACGTCGTCGCAGACGATCACTTCCGCACGCGATCCCGTCACGTTGCCGCCGATGCCCTGCGCCAGCATCGACGGATCGCGCAGCGCACCGTCGCGCGCCACGGTGAAGCGGTCCGACGCCCAGGATTCCGCGCCCTCGGGAATCAGGTGCCGGCACAGCGGATGGCGTTCGACGATGCGCCGCACCGTCGCCACCATCTTCACCGCGAGCGGCGCATCGGCGGCCAGCACCAGAATGCGCGTCTCGGGCCGCTGCGCGAGCTGCCAGGCGCACCACAGCCCGACCAGCGTGGATTTCCCGCAGCCGCGGAAGGCCATCAGCAGCAGGCGGGATTCGCCGGCAGCCTGGCGCGCCTCCAGCCAGCGCGCGATGCGGCGATGCACCGGCGGCGTCTCCATGCGCTGCCGCCGGTTCCACACCCAGGCGAATTCCAGGAAGCCCGCATCAGCATTGCTCCTCACCGGCATCATCCTCCTGGTATTGGGACAGCGCCTCGCGCGCCTCGATGACCATGATCGCGGCCTCCTCCGCCTCGGCCGGCGCGGCACCCATGGTCCGCGCGAGCTTCACCAGCGCCTCGAGATGCGCGAGCGCGGCCTTGCAGGCGGCATGGTGGGCGGCGAAGGCCTTGGCGTCGTCGCCGGTGCCTGGCTCCGGCCCGCAGCGCACGAAGCCGAGGTAGCTTTCCGCCACCAGGTCCATCGCGCTGCGCAGGTCGGGTCCGCGAACGACGGGCTCGCGGCGGCCCGTCATGCCTTCACCACGCGCGCGCGCGCCGTGCCGGCGCCGAGGTCGATGGCGACGGCCGAACGGTTCCAGGCGGTGACCGTCACGACATCCGTGGCGCCCACCTGCCCAAGGAACACGAGGCCGGACGTCGCCAGCGAGAAGGCCGCCGACGCGAAATCCCCCGGCCGCGCGCCGGGCACCGTCACGTTGATCTGCGCGATCGCGCCCGCGGCGATGGACGGCGGATCCCAAGCCGCTTCCGCCACCAGGTCGCGCCCGCCATGCGGCAGGTCCGGCCGCGCATAGAGCAGCGGCGGCGCAAACAGCGGATCGCAGGCGAGACGCATCGCGCGCAGTTCGTAATCCGCGCCGATGCGCGCCACGCCGATGATGGCATAGGCCACATTGGCCGCCAGCCGCACCACCTGCGGCCGCGTGAAGGTGGCATCCGCCATGTCGGCCGAGCCCTGCCACCAGCGCGCCGCCGCGTTCCACACCATCGACTGGCCCGAGGCGCGCACCAGCGCGGCGCCGGTGTCGCTCAACAGGTTGCGCGCGGCGTCGAAGCACTGCACGACAAGCCGCGGCGCATCGGCATCCACAGCCAGCGCGAATTCGCGGCAGCCGCGCGCATCCACCACGAAGCCGAGGCCGCGCCCGCCGGTCAGCACCACGCCGTCATTGGTGAAGCCGTAGCCCTCCAGCGCCGGGAAGGCGAAGTCGGCCAACGTGCTCGGCGAACCGGACACGTTGGTGGATAGGCAGGCGAGCTTCTCGAAGCCCCATTCGGTGTTCGACCAGCGGATGCGCGCGGCGCGCAGGCTGGGCACCGCGGCGACTTCGCGAGAGGCCTCGCGGAACGCCGCCGCCTGGTGGGACGCACGCACCACGGCACCGACACGCGTCGCGGTGTCGGCGTAGTCCACATCGACCTGGTAGGTCTGGCTGGCCCAGGCCACTTCGTAGATGTGGTCCTGCGCCGCACCGGTGTGGCGCGCGACGAAGGGCGAGCAGCCTTCCATGCGAAGCGCGCGCGCCCAGACCGACCGGCTGTTCACCTCGACCAGGAACGGGATGCCGCTGATCGGGCGGCCGGCGGCCTGGAGTTCGAAGCCTGGCCCGTCGAAGACATGCCGGTTGTGCGAGACATAGGCGCCAGGCGCCGCCGAGAAGCGCACGCCATAGCGGTCCTTGTCGGGATAGACCGTGCTGCCGAGCGCGAAATGCCCGCCATAGTATCGCACCGAGGTGTTCCATGCGGCCGCCGTCTCGGTGCGGACATCGAGGCCGATCATGTTGTTCACGATGCGGCCGAGCATCAGCGTGGAATCCTCGAAGCCGCGCTCGACGCCCAGCGTGCGGACGCCGATCGTGAAGCCCTCCACCTGGCGGATCTCGACGAAGGACGCATCGAGGTTCCGCATGACCAGGCCGATATCGGCCTCGTCCTCCCAGGAGGAGATCGTGGCGCGCAGCACGCGCAAGCCCTCGTAGCGCTTGGCCGCGTTGCGGACGGCGGCGCCGTCGCCGAGCGTGAGCGCGGTATTGCCCGCCGGCCCGGCGTAGATGATAGCGCCATGCATGATAAGGCCGGCCGCGCCACCGCCCAGCGTCAGCGGCTGGGTGGTGCGGAAGGATCCCTCGCCGATCTCGAGCACGCGGCCGGACGCAGCCGCGGCGGCCATCGCGGCGGCCAGCGCGGGGCCGTCATCCGTCACGCCGTCGCCGGTCGCGCCGAAATCGCGCGCGGTGAGCCGCTCGGCGAGCTTGTCCTCGACCATGCGCGGCACGCCGCCTGGATAGGGCACGCCCAGCGCCTGCGTGCCGCGGTCGAACACCGTGACATTGCCGACGGAATCGAAGCCCAGCACGCGATTGGCGCGCGCCCCGCGCAGCGGCAGCACCAGCGCGCCGCCATCGGCGGGATCGAGGCGCAGGCTGCCCGAGACCTCATCCGCCACCTGCTGGATGGCGGCGACCTGATAGTCGAGTTCGTCGTTCAGCGCGCGCGCGCGCAGGATGCCGTTGTCCTGGAAGTCGGTGGCGCGCGCGATCTTGAGGCGCCGGCGCAGCGTGACGCGCGTGCCGGCTTCAGGGGCCTCGGCCAGCGTGACGATGCCGCCATCGGACGACCCGGCGCCGATGATCGTCGCACCGCCCGTGAGCACCGCGCCATCGAGGCGGATCTCGAGGTCGGCTTCGTCGAAGATCGGGAAGGGGAAGGTGAAGTCGGCGAGCGATCCGTCCGCGACATACTGCACGCGCGGCGCGACATCGCCGATCGTGATGTGTTCGGCCATGGGAGGTCCTCGATGTCTTGAAGGGGTGGGCCGGCCAAGCCGGCCGGAACAGGCTGGTCACGCGGATCGCGGCCCTGCCGCGATCCGGGAGCGCACGGCGCGACCGCGCCCAGACCATCATCCGCGCCGGGCACGCCAGCGCATGGCGCGAAGGCAAGCCGGCCGGACGGCCGGCGCCCGCCGCCTGAGGGATCAATCCAAGAGACTTCGCACCGCGCCGCCGAGCGTCTGACCGGCGCGCAGGAAGGAGTTCAGGCTGCCATCGGGCGTCAGCAGCGACCGCCGCCCGGCAGCAAGGCGCGCACCGGTCACCGCCGCATCCTCCGCCGCATCCAGCGCGGCATCGCGCCTGAGACCCGTGGTGAGCGCGGCGGCCGAACCTTCATCCGGCGCGACACCACCAGCCGCCGCGCGCGCGCGGGCGGCGGCGACGGTGCGCGCCAGGCGGTCCTGGCGTTCGCGCTCCTGCACGGCGGATTGCACGGCCACCTGGTCGGTCTGCGCGGCCTGCTGCGCGCGCAGGTTCTCCTCCTGCGCGCGCGTGGTGGCCTGCTGCTGCTGGCCCTGCCGGACCTGGCCATAGACGGCGAGGCCCGTGCCGGCGAGCGAGGCGATGGAAGCGAGCTGGGCCATCAGTCGTTCATCCTGATCTCGGTGGTGACGGAAAGCAGCGTCATGGGCAGCGGCGCATCGCCCTCGACGCGCCAGATCGGGCGCAGCCGGTCGCGCCGCCAACCGAGGCCACGCAGCGTGACGTCGCCCGTGAAGGATGGCGGCGCGGCATCGAGCAGCGACGTGTCCAGCCGGCGGAACGGCACCGCCTCCACGCCGCGGCCCAGGTCGACCGACAGCGCGGCGGTCTCCAGCAGCCGGAAGGTCACCGCCACCAGGCGCAGCGGCCCGGTCGCCGCCGCCGAGGGCGTGATGATGTCGGGCGGCAGCGGCTCGACCTCGTGCCGGAAACTCAGGCCGATCTGCACCGCGTTGGCGGGCGGGTCGAACACGACCTTGCCGTCGAGAACCGTCGCGCCCTCGCGCGGTGCGCCATCGGCAAGCACGCCGACGGCACGACCTTCGAGATGCGACAGCCCGCTCCATTCATCCTGCGGCACGCTCGCGGCGCCGGTCAGCGCGGCATCCAGCGCAAGCCCGGCCTCGAAGCGCTCCAGCGCGAAGGCGCCGTCGCGCTCCGTCACCGCCCAGACGGTGCCCTCGGATTCCGCCACGGCGCGGAAGGCGCCGGCGGTTTCCTGGCGCGTCCAGGCGGTGACCTGCTCGGCGCGATAGAGCGTCAGCGTGCCGATGCTACCATCCGCCATGACCATGTGCAGCAGGCGCGCGCGCTGGTCATACGCCACCGACACCGGCGTCGAGACGATGTGCCGCGCGAGGATCGCGAGGTCATTCGCCTGGTAGGCCTGGCTGACATCGGTATAGGCGAATTCGTGCACGCCCTGCCCGCCGCGCGCGACGAAGACCGTCGCGCCATCGACGTCGACCGGCGGCACCAGGCGATCGACCGGCGACCCGACGCGCGTCTGCCGGTTCAACTGGATGCTGGCCGGTGTCAGCGGGTCACCGCTCACCATCCATTCGGCGCCCGAGGTGAACACCTGCAGGTGTCGTCCAGAGAACAGGCCGCGGATGGCGTTCACCTGATCCGACACCAGGCCGAATTCGATAGCCTCGTCGTCCAAGCCGCTGCCGGCGTCGAAGTTGAACAGGTCCCCGGTGCGGGAGAACCACAGCCGGTTCGGCAGGTCGCGCGACCCGCCCACCACCAGGCGGTCCTGGTGGAAGCCGCAGGTCACGGGCCAGCCCCGTGCGGCGCTGAACGCGGCTTCCTCCCAATCCGCGGTGGCGGCGGTGCCGGCGAGCGCTTCCTCGACGGCCGCGACAGCCTGCAGCGGGGAGACGACGCTGTTCACGATCACGGCCTTGCCGCCGATCCGAAACCGCACGCCGGCATGCAAGGGAAGGAAGACGGGTGCGCTGGCCGTGAGGGTGATGAACCCGCCGGTGCCGCTCGGCGTCAGGGTGATGCCGAAGCCGGCGAAGCGGAAGGACGGTTCGCGCACGAAGGACCATGACGCGATGGACCAGCCTGCCACTGTGCGCGTCACGCGCTGCGGCGCCATCTCGGGATGCACCAGCAGGAGCGTGTCCGCGGACTGGGTGAACCCGATCTGCGGCAACATCGCCGCGGTCCACGGCCCGGCCAGCGTTGCCACCACCGCATCGCCCTGCAGCACGCGCAGCGCGCCATCGGTCAGCACCATGACGTAGGTCTGCTCGGTGTTGAATTCGAAGGCGATCAGCCGCGCCGCACCGGGCAGCGGCAGGATGTGGCGCAGGCCGGGCCGGCGCGTGACGCCGCCGGTCGGCTGGATGAACACGTTGCGCAGGCGGCGCGCGCCGTTCTCGAAGGCGCGCAGGTCGCCACGGCCGAGCAGTTCAGGCGCCAGTTCGCCGGCGGCGAAGCTGGTCTTGGCACGCTTGACGGCGGGCATGGCTCAGCCCCGCACGTCAACGAGGGTGAAGCCTTCCAGCACGCGCGCGCTGGCCTGCTGGCTGTCGGCCTGGCGCGCCTGGCGGAGCTCCGCTTCCGCAAGGCGGAACAGCATCTCGGCGCGGCTGCTGTTCTCGGTCAGCGGGATACAGAATTCGGCGGCCAGGCGCGCAACCAGGGCCTGCGCGAAATAGGGCGGGAAGGCGCTTTCGTCGGGACGGAAGATGTAGGTCAGCGCGACCTCGTTCACGCTTGTGAACAGGCGGTCCTCCTGCAAGCGATAAACGATGCCGCGGGCGCGCCCCGCGGTGCCGGCGGACAGCGCGCGCAGGAAGCCGGCGGGCAGCTGGAAGGCGGCGGAGAAATCGGCGCGCGGCGTGGCGGACAGGCGCGCGAGGGCGGCCTGCGCGGTGGCGAAGGACCAGGGGTGGAAGGACAGCAGCGCGTCGCGGATCCCCGGATAGAGGTTGGCCGCGACCTCGGCCTCGGCGGTGCCCTCGTCGAGGGAGGCGACGGGCTGCGCGCCGATCTTGAGCAGCGCGCGCGAGCAGAGCGCGAGGGCGGAAAGCGCCATCGGAGACCTCCAGGGAATTGGGATGGGAACCGACCTTCGTGGTCAGTTCCCAAGTGCCAGAAAAAGGAGGGGGGCTTGGGGGGAGTTCCCTCCCCCCAACCTTCCCTATTCCTTCGCGCGCATCCGCACGACGCCGGTCGGGTCCACCATCACGGCGCCCTGCGACATCATGTTGTTCACGAAGTGCGCGGCGCGGTCGCCGTGCCAGGTGATGTCGGTGACGACTTCGCTCGCCACCGCATGGCCGATCGCGGTCTTGTGGTAGAAGTAGCAGTAGCGCAGCAGGCCGGTCTTGGTCAGGCCGGAATGCGGCATCCACAGCGCGCCGAGCCAGCGCTTGGCCTGCGTGCCCTTCCAAGGCAGCGCGTCGTCGCCCACGTAGTCGGAGCGCGCGAATTCGTCGATCGCGAGCAGCTCGCTCCACTGCTTCCAGCCGACCACCGCGAAGCGGTTGCCGTCATCGGGCACGTCGGCGCCACCGAGCATCTCGAAGGCCATCAGCACCTTCTGCTTGGTGAGGCCATCGGTATCGGTCAGGCCGGTGCCCGTGCCGGTGGCTTCGGCGGTCGCGGTGTCGAGGGCGGCGACGATCAGCTCATCGGTCTTGCGGCCGAGGGCGTAGGCGCCGGCATTCGCGATGACCGTGCGCTCGTCGATGTTGGTCTTGATCTCGTCCAG